CTGGTTGATCCGGATGGTCGGCAGGTCGCCCATGTGGTGGAGAAATCTTGGGGCCAGTTGCGGCGTGAATATCAAGCCAGTCTGGAAGCCGCCCAAGCAGACCCCAGCGGCACGATTCAACCGATTTACTTCCCAGACGGGATGGCAAAACTAGAAGCCGCCCTCGCCGGTGAGACCAATCCCGACGACATAATCTTCCGAATCGCGGAGCTTTGGGACGCAGACACCAACACAGTTACCATCCAAACATTTGGCAACGACCGCGAAGCCATAAGCTGGAAGGACCTGCGTTACAGCTTTAGGCAGGCCAACTATAGCGGTTTTAAGCGTCGCTGGTACGGCGGTCAGCCAATTCTCCTCTACCATGGAGAAAATCACTTCATGCACAAGCGGTGTCCAATTCTGCACACCAGCTACATCAAGCTTCCCAATGAAGTTTTTGGATTGGGCGTTATCGAAATCATCAGCGACCTCACGGAGAGTTTCAATCGCTTCGTGAACATGATTGCGGATAACTGGAACCTGGGCATCAACCGACGTTACGCCTATAACACAGAGGTTGACATCGACCACGCCGCCCTGAACATGTTCAACGTGCCAGGAGGCAAGGTCGGCGTCTCTGGCGACCCGAATACCGCCATCATGCCACTTCCAACCTTCACGCCGCAGCGCGGTGACTATGAGATTCTCAGCATCTACAAGGGCATGATCGAAGCCACGACCGGCGTTAGTGACTTCTACGCCAAGGGCGTTGGTACCCCTGAGGGCAACCGCACAGCAACCGGAATCGCCTCGATTGTCAATGAGAGCAACTTCCGCTTCAAGCTGTTTATCCGGAACTACGAGGTAGACATCCTTCAGCCACTCCTGGAGATGTGCGCCTCCATGATTCAGCAGTACATGACAAATCCGGAAGAGGTCCGCATCACGGACGCGCCGGTAGGCATCCAAAAGTGGCCTGTTATAAAACCCGAGGAACTGATTGGGAACTTCGACTTTGACTTGGTTGCGGCCAACTACGCCACCAACAAGGTAGTGCGCCAGCGCAACTTGTTGGCGTTCGCCAACTGGGCGTCCCAGACGCCTTTCTGGAATGTTGGCAATGGCATTCGAGAGATTGGGAAAGTCTTTGAAATCCGGAACCTGAACCGCCTCATCAAGTCCGATGAGCAGGTTGCTCAGGAACAGCAAGCTCAAATGGTTCAGCAGGTTCAGCTGATGGTTCTGCAAGCCATGCTCCAGCATGGTTCCGATATGGAAATGGCCCGATTCAAGGCTTCTCTGAAACCACCAACAGCCGGAGCATCTAAGCCGAAGACAGGCCGTCCTCGTAGTCCACATCAGCCCGAAGGCAAGCTTCCCGGCACCCAAGGCTCTGGTCTGGGTCTGATGCGGGAAATCGGCCAAATGTTAGGCCTGGGCGGTATGGGTCTTGCAGGTACCGGTGAAGAATAGAGGGGACTATGGCCAAGAAACCAGATTTCAAAATAGTTGAACTGGAGCGTGTCCCGAACGTCCCAGAACTCAACAACACCAATGCAGCCGCAGTGGCGGCTCTCCGGGACCATCCCGGATTTCAATATCTCTTAGCTAAGCTACGTCTACAGAAAGCTTTGCTACAAACAACCCTCAGCACCAAGCGCCAGGCAAGTCTACGTGATGTCGAATTTCTCCAGAGCGGCATCGTCTGGTGTGGATGGTTAGAGGACCAGGTTTCGAAAGCGGTCGGCATCCAGAACCGACCTCAGGCACGCCCTGCACGCGTTCCTGAAATCGAGGCTTTTGAGCAACTCCAACGACTTATTGATGTGGTCGGCGTGGAGAGCTCCCAGGAGACAACTCCTGGATTCACCGCCCCACAAGGGCAAACGGAGTAATCATGCCAGACAACAACGGAACAACCTCACCCGAGCAGGTTCTCGACGCTAATGTGTGGAACCCTCCCGGAGGGGAGTTGTCCCTTGACGAGCTGTTCCCAAATCCGGAGCTAACGCCACAAGCGCCACCCCAAATTCAGGCTCCAGCGCCACAAGCGCCGCCACCTGAAGAGTTCTTCCTTAAAGCAGGAACTGGAACCGTCTATCGAACGAAGGAAGATGCGGTCCGGGGAACAGAAGAGAAGGACCGAACAATTGAGCGACTCAAGAATGAGCTAGCGCAGCTCAAGGCCCAGACGGCGACGACTCAGCCGGAACAACCGGCGTCGCACAGGGAATTTGCCAAGCAGTTTTTTGCCAGGCTCTCCAAAGCCGCTAGTGAAGGCGATGCCGAAGCCTACGCAAACACACTTGCAGAATTCCAACTGGCTGTCTTGGAGCCCTATCGCCCGCTCATGTCCAATGTCGCCAAGGAAAATGCTATTCGCGCAAATGAAGCGGAAGTTAAGGACATCCGCACCTTTATTGGTTCGCCTGCGTATCGGGAAACTCTTGAGCGGTTCCCGACTCTCAAGCAAGCCATTGAGGCAGCCGAAACCTATCCTCAGTTAGCTCACCAACTGCCGGAGTTCTACCGGCTTGCCCATGAAAGCTACGTTGCGAGGAAGGCGGTTGAAACCAACCAGGCGCTGAGTACGCAACAGTTCCAGCAACAGCATACCGCTCAAACACCACTTAGGCCAACACTGACTTCGAGTACGCCAACACCCGTACCGAGTCAGTCCGCGCTGCCTTCAATGACCCGTGAGCAGATGCTTGCGGACCCCAAGGCGCGCGCTGAATGGCTCAAACGCTTCCGTGAGGAGCGGGCCGGGCTGTTGAATACCGATTTCGGTTCAATTGGCCTCTAAACCAACAGAGGAGCAATGTTTAATCTGTTTCTAAAACTGTTGGGTTTGGGTGCAGATGTCATCACCGTGACATCAGGTATTGTAGGCCAGGCCGGTAACACCGCTGCCGAGCTAATTACCTACATGCATGCTCGTCTTCTCGAAGTCGCGGAGTTAAATACGATCACCGATCAGTTTGGAGAAAAGACTCCACTGCCTTCGAACTCGTCTTTGACAATCCGTTTCGTTCGTGAAGAGAAGCTTCCTGTATCTGCAACGCCGACCCAACTTGTCCAGGGCGTCCCCCCGGATGCCGTGGGCATTACGACGAGATTAAGTTTGTCGTATTAAATTCAGCTATATGCGAGGACACCCTAAAGCTCGCCATCCTGACATCGGAAAAATTGGAGAGATATTATGGGTAACACGCAGGAAACAGATGCAGCATACCTGGCGGGAATCATAGACGGAGAAGGTTCAATTTCTATGCATTGGAGAATGTATCGCGCAGGCCGCTGGCGTTTGGACCCTCAAGTTCAAATTGCTTCCTCAGCTCCAATGCTGGTGGAACATTTCCACCAGATTCTGAATGCCTGGAATATTCCGCATTTCATCTCATGGCGCACCGACAAGGCTGGAAAGCCACAAGCGCTGATACACATCAACAGATTTAATGCGATTAAAATGCTGCTAGAAAAGGTTATTCCGTTCTTAGTTCTAAAAAAGCTTCGTGCCGAATTGGTGCTGGAATTTTTGTCACATCGGCTACTCCCTGATGGACGTGGAAAGAAAAACGGTATCACTGACCCGTATGTTTTGCGGGACTTTGAGCTTCTTGCTGCTGTTAAGAAGGAGAACGGAAAACAAACCGATTTGGACCCTCAACGACTATACGCTGAATATCGGTCTAGACGGACCGCTAATGATATAGTCTGAACTACAATGAAAGTTGTAGCTAACACACTTGAAACCAATTCGAAGCTGTCATGGAACAGTACGGTCAGGTTGTGCGAATCAGCGACTTGGCCGAACTGACAGCCCGCCACAACATCGTCGAGCGCACAATTTATGTGCTCGGGTTGCAGGCGGCTGAAATCTATGACCAGCTCATCTACAACGTGCTGGACGCTGCCACAAACCAGTACCGTCCCAACAACAAGGCGGCTGACACCAACCTGACTGCAGCGGATGTGCCGGGCTACAACGATCTCGTTGCGCTCGATGCACTTCTCAACTCTCAGGGTGCCAGGCCCTTTGAGGGCGGGGATTATGTGTTCCTGACCTCGCCGCAGCCCTATGCGTCGTTGCTCAAGGACCCGGATCGGCTCAACTGAGCATGAAGTCCGTATCAAGGTAAATACCATGGAAGAGCTAACGGCAACCATAAGTCCTATGCAAACCAGAGACAAGCGTATGTTGCTCCCACATTTTGCGGGTTTCTTTGAAGGTGAAGGCACTATTTATGTGGCATCCCCCAAGAAACACGCGAATGGTAAGCGAGAATTCTCTATACAGGTTTTCTTAACAAATACCTCGCTAGAGAAGCTACAACAGTTCCAGAAAGTATTTAACGGCCACATCAGGCGTATGAAGGACATGCCTGGCAGGAAGCCGTTATACCGATTGGAATGGTGGGGAGCAAATGCCGATGAAATTCTCGGACTACTTCTCGAAGACCCCGCTTTTCTGATAAAGCGCCGTCAGGCAGAACTCGCCAGAAGATACCGTAGAATTAAACCCCCCAAGAAACCCGGTCAAACCGGGTATTCTAAAGAGGTCGTCGAGCAGCTACGACGAATTGCTGAAGAAATTCATTTCCTCAACCGTCGTGGCGTACTTGCAGTCGCAGAGACTAAACCCTTGACGCCCGTTGTGGCGAATTGATAGTCCAAGCCAGTTAGAAATAACTGGACCCACTTGTTCAAGGCGTCTCACCAATTCCAGCAGCCTGAGGCGATCTGGAATGGTGAAATGGGCCGTCTTGGAGGTTTCCGGATTGTCCGCTCGAACGCACCCGCGTTCGCCGCGACAGCCCAGGCAGGTTCCGGACAGGCCAGTCTTGTCTACAGTTCTTTTGCGATTGGGCGCTTCGCCTACCAGATTAGCGATTTGCAGAACCTTCGGGTCTACGTAGTCGCCCCTGGTGGACAGAGCGACCCCCTGCAACAGAACCGGAAGATGGGCTGGAAGTTCGCGTGGTATCTCTTTGAAAACAAAGGAGATAGAGCGCCACGTTATAGGAATTAACGTGAAAAACTCAACTATAACGGAAAACACCAAAGCAATTTGGCAATTCCGTGGAAAGGCCCTCTGGACAGCACTTGCCACCCTGATTGATGGAGAAGGTTGTATTTCGATGCAGCTCTCTAAATCAGGTAATTCCAACAGATACCACCCGAATATAACCGTGGGCGGAACCTGTGTAGAATGGATAAAAGCGTGGCAAGAGCGCATCGGTCGCGGTCAACTTTACTGCTATGAAAATCGAGACAGAAAGTGGAAAGTTGAGGCTTTCTGGAAATTAACAAACCGTGCCGATATCGTCTACATCCTTAAAAGAGTGTTACCCTATCTCATCGTGAAGAGGGAACAAGCAGAGCTGGTTATTTCTTTCTATAAAGATAAGCTTTCTGTTAAAACCACCCATCTTCCCGAGCAAGAGCTTGCTCGTAGGGCAGCAATCTATGACAGGATGCGCAAATTAAATGCGAAGGGAAATCCCGAGAGACTATACGTTGAGCATCCCCAAGTGGATGGTGATATAGTCCGGCCTGTAGAGCCATCTACAGAAACAGGCGATAACGTCCTGTTGAATTAACAACGCGTCAAAGCGATCATCACTATGGAAAATGGTGCCTGCAATTGAAAAATTGCTTGAATAATCTGGCTATATCGGAAAATCTCGCAGTGCTGCGACAATTCCGAGGAAAGGCGCTCTGGACGGCGCTTGCCACTCTCTTCGATGCGGAAGGCTGTATTGTGTTAAACAAGAGCACCGCGAACCAGGAAAGAAGCCAACAATACATCATGCGTTTGCAAGTCGCAAACACAAATATGGAGTGGCTCGAATCCTGGGCCCGTCGCATCGGGCGTGGCAATACTTACTTCTATCCATCAACTAATCCAAAGCACTCCGCTTATGGTTATTGGTGTATTCAGAAGAAAGCCGATGTCGTCTACATTCTAAAAAAGATTCTTCCTTATCTCATCATTAAAAAGGAACAGGCTCGGTTGCTAATTGAATTTACTCAAGGTAAATTTACAAAAGGCAATGGACAGGGGCCTAGCGGGCAAGAGCTTGCCCGTCGGGAAAGAATCTTTCAAAGAATGCGGGTCCTCAATAAGCGAGGCCCAAGCGAATCCGTAGAGACTATACGCCAGACTTCCCGCGTGGAAGATGATATAGTCCCTCCCATGGAGCCATCCATGGAGCTAGACGTTAACGTGCTAGCGTTGTCAAGGTAAGAGAACCAAAACTGGATCAGGCGCGTTCGCACCGCTGGTGCCAACAGCGTCACAAACCCATAATTGGCTAACCAAGCTAATTCGGCTAATGCTCAGGTGGGGGCCGGGAGCAATCCTGGTCCCCTCCAGGGCACCATTCTATTAGTTAGGCATGGTGAAACTGAGCTAAACAAGGAACAACGTATCCGTGGCTGGAGCGATGTCGAGTTGGATGAAGCAGGACGTCTTAAGGCTACTAAGACGGCCCAGAAACTCTCAGCGTTTCCAATCTCCCAAATTGTTACCAGTGATCTTACACGCTCCGAACAGACTGCTAGTATCTTGGCTAACAACCTTTTTGTCCCGGTAGAACAATCCCGGGAACTGCGCCCTTGGGACCTTGGTCAATATACACAGATGAAACTCTCCGAAATCAGCGATAAGATGCACCACTATATTGAGAATCCTAGAAAGAAGGTCCCCGGCGGCGAAGCATTCAGGGACTTTCTGGAGCGCTGGAAATCCGGACTTCAGGGCCTGGTCGCCCGTGCCGTTCAAACCCCGACTCACGCGGTAATCGGTGTGACGCACAGTCGCAACATTGAAGCAACCAAGTTTTTACTTAGCGGTGATAAATCTAAGTTGGTCATCGCCAATTCAGTTCCACCGGGGGGCGTTATGGCTCTCCAAATTCGAGGGGGACGTCTTTTCGAAGTACCCTTCGAAAACTCACACTTAGAGAAGGATGAATAAGATGGCAGTTAGCAAAGCAGCTCCTGTTTCTCCCGAAGTCGCTGAGAAGCTCGAAAAGGGCTGGCGTTATGTGACTATTCCGGAGAAGGACCTCTACAACTATAAATTTGGTTCAGTCTGGGTTAACCAGGATGAATACAAGCCTGGCACACACCTGGTTCATCCAGATGTGGCCGACACAATAGAAGAGCGTTTGCGAGTGCGTGAAATCGCTGACCGGCGCCTATTGCGCCCAGACAGAGACGAGAAATCCGTCGAGCAGGCCACGAATCGGGGTGCCTCCATTGGCTAGCTTCGAGCCAGCCGTCCAACTTGTGCTCGCGCATGAGGGCGGATACACGCCCGGGCTCCCTGACGACCCCGGCGGTGAGACCAACTTTGGCATCAGCAAGCGTAGCTATCCCCAGCTGGATATCAAGAACCTGTCGCGCGAGGATGCCATAGAAATCTACCGCCGGGATTTCTGGCACTACGATGCCATAGAAGATCAGGCTCTCGCAAACTGTGTATTCGACTGTGCGGTGAACCAAGGACCCAAGACTGCCAGTCGCCTGCTCACCAAGAGCGGGGGCAACCTCAAGGAATTTCAAACACAGCGCCTGATTGCCTACGCGATGTTGGCAATCAGTCAGCCCACCAAAGCCCGGTTTCTGCATAGTTGGTTCTATAGAACCTTGGATGTCTAGGAGAATTCTCGATGGCTTTTAATCTGGCTAGTTTAATTGGTGGCTCCGTTGGAGATGCGGTTGCCAAGATTGTCAGCGTGTTTAAGGTGCCTCCGGAGAAGGCCCTAGAGGCTCAAACCGAGATAAAGAAGATTGAGCTTGAGCTGGCCGGAAAACTCCAAGACGCGATCTCAAACGAGATAACCCAATCGGCAGAGATTATACGGGCCGAAGCCGGTAGCCAGTCTTGGTTGCCCCGCAATGTGCGACCACTGTTGTTGCTTCTGTGGGGCCTAGCTATTACCTTCAACGCGATTGTGCCTATCATAGCGCGGTTCTGGATTCCGGGACTCCAAGCGTTCCCACTCGATCCGTGGGTCTATAAGCTCACTGCGATTGGTTTCACCGGCTATGTAACGGCCCGTACCTGGGAGAAAGTAAAGGACGCCGACAATTGAAGCACTTCCAAGACGTAGTTCTTAGCACTCTTACGGG